GATGAGCTCTATCAGATGGTAGCGGATCCTAAGTACAAGACAGACCCAGCATACCGAGCCAAGGTAGAGAAGATGTTTAACTCGACTTTCGGTCAATAGATCCTTCACGGGAGTGGCTTGCCCCGGCGCAGTACGGCCGGGGTTTTTTTACGCCTATAAAAATATTTACATAAAGTGTTGTGTTTTAGTAACACTTCTGCTAGAAACTCCATAAGGCATATCATTTAATTGACCCTTAATGCAGATATCTCTGCCGACTGGCTAGCGTAACTAGCAAGCATACGGCCCTGCGAAACAGGCTAACCGAAGCAATAAACCTTAATTTTTTGTTTACCTATCTTAGGAGATTTTCAAATGAGCATTTCATTATCTAATGCCTTTGTAACTCTATTTGATGCTGAGGTAAAACAGGCCTACCAGGGCAAGGCTATGCTGGTTGGTGCTGTACGTCAGCGTCGTGGAGTAGAAGGTTCTACCGTTAAATTCCCAAAAGTTGGCAAGGGCGTAGCTACAGCACGCATTAGCCAGTCCGATGTAACCCCATTAAACGTAGGCTTTTCCAATGTAACTTGCACATTGCAAGACTGGAACGCTGCTGAATATAGCGATATTTTCAGCCAAGCCAAAGTAAACTTTGATGAGCGCTCAGAGCTCGTACAAGTATTGGGCAACGCTATCGGCCGCCGTCAAGACCAGTTGGTTTTAGATGCTTTAGCTGCATCAAGCACCTCTTTGACTGTTGGCAACGATATCGGTGGTACTGACACCAACATGAACGTAGCTAAGCTCCGCGAAGCTAAGAAGCTGTTGGATAAAAACAACGTACCCCCAGAAGGTCGTCATATCATTCTCCACGCATCTGGCTTGGCATCTTTGTTGTCTGAAACAGCCGTAACCAGCTCAGACTTCAATACCGTTAAGGCTTTGGTTGCTGGTGAAATTAACACCTTCTTAGGCTTTACTTTCCACATTTTGGGCGACCGCTCTGAAGGTGGTTTGGCTATTGATAATAGCTTGGATCGCACCTGCTTTGCTTTCCATAAAGACTCTATCGGCTACGCTGAAGGCATTGCTCCACGCACCGAAATCAATTACATCCCAGAGAAAACATCGTTCCTCGTGAACTCTGTATTCTCCGCTGGTGCGATTGCTATTGATGCTGAGGGTATCGTTCAGATCACCGCTCGCGAAACAGCCTAATAGGAGAATAAATCATGGCATATAACTCAACCGGATTAAACCTAGCCTCTGGTTCAAAGGCTGGCAACGCTCCTCAATTTTGGACTTACAAAACCGCTGATCTGATTACAGCAGTTGATGGCTCTGGTTATTTCAACAGCGCTGCATCTCTGTTAAAAGTAGGCGATCTAATGTACGTTCACGCTAACTCGGCTGGCACAACACCTACCTATGGCTTTGTAATTGTTACAAGCAATACAGGTACGGTTGTTGATGTAACGAACGCAACTGCATTAGGTGCTATTGATAGCGACTAATAATTAGGGTTTACCCTAGTTATGGCTGAAATCTATGGCACTAAGCACAAGGGTCGCGCCATTATATGTGGTGCGGCTCCTTGTGTTTTTAAAGATGTAGAAATAGCACGGGCCTTATGGCCCGATGCTGTTTTGTTGGGAGTAAACAATGCTGCGGCAATGTTTCCTGAGATTGAGCACATTTGGACTCAGCATGGAGATCACGCTCAAATGTTTAAGGAAAACGCAGGTCGTAAGATTTACGTACACGCTAGGCCTAGGAAGTTCAGTAATGGCGGTGGTATTTGGCTTTTGCCAGTATCAAAAGATAAGTGGTCGTTTGTAGATTATAGGTGGCCTAGCATTAGCTGGGTGGCTGGTTCAAGTGGCGTAGCTGGCGCATTATGGGCAAAGCACGGCATGGGATTTGATGAAGTAATGATGGCTGGTGCGCCATTAGAAATAAGCAGTTTGGTGTATTCGGATAAGTACCCTAGCAAACCAACTAAAGATAACGGTTGTTTTGCTGAGATGAGTCAGGTAGAGCATTGGGCGCAGATCCTAAGAGACCATAAAACAAAAGGATTAACAGAGGGTATTTACTCTGTAAGCGGTGAAACAAATAAGATATTAGGGATGCCATGCTAAGCGTGGTATGTGTACTAAAGGCAGGAAGGTTTGACCAAGGCGTATACAAAGATGGGTACACCCCAGACGATGTACTTAGGCTGCGTAATATGGTTACTGCTAATTTACATATTCCCCATCGTTTTATTTGTTTTTCTGATGTTGGTGTACCGTGCGAGCGTATTCCTTTAAAGAATAACTGGCCGGGGTGGTGGTCAAAGATTGAGATATTCTCAGAAGTGTTTGACGACACCGTTTTGTACATTGATTTAGATACGGTAATTGCTGGAGATATTACACATTTTGCGGAGTATAACCATCGCTTTACGATGCTTAAAGACTTCTCAAAGTGGGATATACCGAATAGTGGTTTGATGGCTTGGAATGGGGATTATTCCTTCTTATATAAAACCTTTACGAAAGGTAAAGACAAGTATATGATTGAATACAATAAAATGCCCAGATTAGGAGACCAGTCTTTTATATCTGAACATCAAGCACCGTATGATTTTTGGCAAGAGGTTTTTCCAGAGCAAGTGTTTTCGTATAAGAAACACATACTAGAAAAGCCAAAGCCAGCAGACGCAAGGGTTGTATGTTTCCACGGTGAGCCAAAGGGAGCTGGCTCTAGTGGTTGGGTAAAAGATATTTGGAGCAAGTCAAATGGCAGCTGGTGATACCGCACTATCAATATGTTCTGACGCATTATTGATGCTGGGCGCAAAGCCCATATCTTCTTTTGACGAAGGATCCGATGAGGCATCTGTAGCCAATCGACTGTATCCAGATATTAAGGATCAGGCGCTACTTATGTACCCTTGGTCTTTTAGCTTTAAAAAGACATCTATAGCGCGTTTACTAACGACACCTATTAACGAGTACCGTTATGAGTATCAGCTGCCAGGAGACCGTTTAACGAGTCCTAGAGCTATCTACGATACCAACGCTACCAACATCCCGCCGCGCAAAGAATATCGCATCATTGGCGACAAGCTGCTTGCCGACTATGAGCAGGTCTATATTGACTATCAATACTCTGTGCCTGAGTTTGAGATGCCTACCTACTTTGTTCAGCTGCTCAAGTACATGATGACTTGGCACCTCGCTTTGCCTATTACCGACCAAACAGACAAAAGCCAGTACTGGCAGTCTGTAGCTACAGGCGGCCCGTCTGAGAATGGCCGTGGTGGCTATCTGCGTCAGGCTATGAATATTGATGGCCAAGGCAATCCAACTAATGCTATTAATGACTTTTCACTTATTGCCGTGAGGTATTAATGAGTCGCTTTGTAAGCATACAGACTAACTTCTCGACAGGCGAGCTCGACCCGTTACTCCGCGCCCGTGTGGATTTAACTGCATACGCAAACGCACTAGAGAAGGCAACTAACGTAGTCTGCCAGCCACAAGGCGGTATTCGCCGTAGGCCTGGCACTCGTTACATTACATCACTAGCAAACACAGGTGCAGACTCAGCGGCCAACGGTGTGCGCTTAGTTGAGTTTGAGTTTTCCACATCTGATAGCTATATGCTTTGCTTTACGCATAATCGGATGTACATATTTAAGAATAAAGTCTTAATTACAAACATTAATGGTACGGGCAATCCCTACCTAAGCACATCATCTGTTGGGTTAGTTGGATCTACTTTAGCTAATATTGTATGGACTCAATCGGCTGATACCCTAATCGTGGTTCATCCTGACATTGCACCAATCGAGATTGTTCGCGGCGCTAGTGATTCTCTTTGGACTGCTGGCGCAATCGCGTTTGAATCGATCCCAAAATATAATTTCACATCCTCTTTATACAACCCAGCTGGTACGCTAACTCCATCCGCTGTATCTGGTAAGGTTACATTAACAGCCTCGGAGGCAGATGTAAGCGATACAGCTCAAGCTGGATCTACGAGCACAACGATTGTGTTGGCTGCTGGATCTAGCGCTACAAACGATATCTATAACGGTAGATACATTCAGATTACTGGCGGCACAGGCAGCGGTCAACTAAGGGTTATTAGCGATTACGTTGGTGCTACAAAAGTAGCAACGATTAGCGCCGCTTGGACTACAACGCCAGATGCAACGTCAACCTACACAATTAGCATTTTTAGCTCATCGTCTGTTGGTCAATACATAAATGTATCGCCACAAGGTAGAGCTAAGATTGTGCGCTATACATCCGGCACAGTAGTTGACGCTATTACTGAGTTTCCATTTTTTAATAACAGCGCAATAGCTACAGGGGACTGGGACTATGAATCTGGGTACGAGGCTGTTTGGTCTAGTTCTAAAGGTTATCCTCGCTCTGTTACTTTCCATGAAGGTCGCCTTTTCTTTGGCGGTTCTAAGTCTCGCCCTAGTACTATATGGGGTTCTAAAGTTGGCCTCTTTTTTGCTTTTGAAGCTACCGAAGGTTTAGATGATGACGCAGTAGAGGCAACGCTAGATACCAATACATTTAATGCGATTGTAGATATTATCTCTGGGCGCGACTTGCAAGTGTTTACAACTGGCGGTGAGTTCTATGTACCGCAGTCTGGCTTAGATCCAATTACACCTACCAACTTCTTTGTTAAGACTGCTAGCCGTAATGGCACACAGCAAGGTATACGGGTTCAGCAGCTAGAGTCAGGTACGTTGTTTGTTCAACGCCAAGGTAAATCACTAAACGAGTTTGCTTATACAGATACTCAAGCCACCTACGTTACTCAGAAAATCTCATTGCTTGCTGGCCACTTACTCAAGGGGCCAAGTCGCTTGGCTTTGCGTAGATCTGTAGCTACAGATGAGAATGACTTACTTCTGATGACCAATACAGAAGATGGCACGATGGCCGTATTCTCGTTACTGCGAGCTCAGAACGTCATTGCTCCATCCGAGTTCATTACAGTAGATGGCGCATACATTGATGTCAGCGTGGATATATCAACGATATATACCGTAGTTAAACGCAACGTAAATGGCGCAGATCAGTATTACGTTGAGGCGTTTGAGGATGGCTTACTGACCGATTCCGCTAAGACTGGCACAGGTGTAGTTACGACAGTAACGATGCCGCACCTAGTAACGGAGAGCGTTAATATCATTGAAGATGGATCAGTACAAGCTAATCAGGTAGTGCCTGCTGGCGGTACTGTTACCCTGCCTAGGGCTACTGTAAGCTCGTTTGAGATTGGTTTGCCTATCACGGTATTTGCTCGCACAATGCCAGTCGATCTAAAGCTGCAAACAGGCACACGCCTTGGCTTTAAGAAACGTATTGTTGAGGTAAATGCACTTGTTGTGGAAACGCAACACATGAGAATTAACGATAAACTCATTTCGTTTAGGCAATTTGGCGACATCTTAGATGAGCCAGTTGCAGAGTTTACTGGCACTAAAACATTGCATGGAATTTTGGGTTACTCGCAAGAGGCTAAGATTACGATATCTCAGGACATACCGCAGAAGATGACTCTGCTAGGTATGGAGTACAAAGTAGCTACGCATCAGGGGACATAGATATGGGCGCCGCAGCACTACCAATTTTTATTGCCGCAACAGCAGTATCGGCTTATGGCTCAATTAAAGAAGGCCAAGACAAAAAGAAGTACTATGACCAAATGGCGCAACAGACTCGCGTTGAGACTGAGCGCAAAGCTATTCAGTATGAGTTTCAAGCCAATCAAATATTGCAACGCACTAACGCGGCCAACGCAGCTGTAATTGCCCGTGGTTTTGCTGGTGGTGTACAAGCCTTTGAGGGCTCTGCTGGTCTGATACAGGCAGTCAACAATACTCGCGGTGGCAAAGAGTTCTCGTTTGCTTTGGCTGGCGCAGAAGGTCAACGCCGTAATGGCTTAATCCAAGCTAGCCTATATGAAGATGCTGGCTCTACAGCACAGCAGACTGGTTACTTTAATGCAGCCGCTAAGATTGGTATGGCTGCTGTAAGCGCAGGTTCATTAGGTGGGGCTCCAGGCACGCCAGCCCCAGTTACAGACATGAGCACAGCTTGGTCTCCTCCAGCTTAAGGATTAAATAATGGCCACTCTCCCACTCTACCAACCTACAGGCTTTTTGCCTTTAGATATTCCACGTTTAGATCGTGCTGACGTAAAAGAGTCTGCCGCACAGCTAACTACAATTACATCTGCTTTGGATCGCGTATCTCAGTTTGCATTTAAGAAGGCTGAGGAGCAGGCGCAGGCAGAAGGTTTACAGTACGGCGCAGAGAACCAGCCTAGCGCAGATCAGGTGATGGCTGCTATACAAGGCGGCAAGAGTCCTCAAGAGTTATTTGCACAGCCTGGCACTACGTTTGGCGATGCAGCCCGTAAAGTGCAGGCCGTTCAGCTGCGTAACGAATTAGAAGTAAAAGCCCGTAATGAGTTCTCAAGACTGAGCGGCATGATTGAGGGTGGCTCGTTTAATCTTCAAGATGTACAGACTCAGATTAAAGCTATTACAGATGGATACGGTAGAGCTATCTCTAGCATATCTCCGGAAGAAGGCCTAAAGTTTAGGGCATCAGCTGGTAGCGCTGGAGCACCTGTATACGCTAAAGCATCAGACCGCGCCTATAAGATTTATGGAGAGGGCGTTAAAGCTAATGCGGATGACTTAATCTCGCAGACTCCTACCATTATTGCGGATCTTATTTCAGTAGAAAAGGATCCCGTATTGCTAGCCGAACGTATCTTAGTTGAGCGTCAACGGGTATTTGATATTGCAGCGCAAACAAACGATCCGCAGTTTTTTGCTGAGAAACGGGCAGACTTTGACCGCGCATTGATGGGTGCGATTGTGGATTACACAGCTACCCCAGCGTTTGCTAAGAATCCTGTAGAGGGATTGCGTAAGATGCAGGCTGGCGACTTTGGCCAGCTAGACCGCGTAATGACTCGCGTCAATAAAGACAAGCTAATCAAGATGTACGTAGATCGCAATGGCGAGATTGCTACAGCATGGAAACGCACAAGTGAATTAAATGCAGCTACAAATATTGACGTAATGAACGGTATTGAGGATGAGTTCT